CCCGTCCCTGTGGCCACGAGGGCACGACGACCGAGCGCCTCTGGGATGGGTCGGTGCTGGTGACGTGTAGCCGGTGCAGGAAAATTCTGGACGTCCAGGAGACACGAGGAGCATAGAAGCCCATGCGCGGGATCATTTGGGACGAAATCCGCCGCGTCGAGCTGGTCACCGCCCGTGACGGGCGGGTGCGGGACTTTCTGCGCTGGCGCGACCGGCATATCCGCGAGACCCTGGAGGCGAAATTCCACGAGCGCCAAGCGGAACGGGCACAGCTCACGGCCCTGTTCGGCGTGCCCATGGAGCAGCTCCTCACGCGCGAGGCCATGCTGGAGGTCTATATCGCACGGCACTACACGCCCCCACCTGTCCGCACGCTGCCGCCCCCCACGTGCCTCAACTGTCCCCACTGTACGCGAGATCGGTACCAGGCGGGCGCCCATGTCTGCTGGCACGGCTGGACGCGGGGCCAGCGGCCGAAAGCGCTGCGCACGTTGGAGATTTGCGGTGCCTTTGTCGAGACGCGCCCGCGCCCGTCTGTCCCGACCCGCTACGATATCGAGCGCGAGATGCTGGCCTGGATGGCGACGGAGGGCCTGCGCTTCCATGCGGGCAAGTGGAAGGCCTACGCGCATGACCTGAAGCGGGAAGCGGGGGAGTGGGGGTTTGGCGTCGGCGCCCAGTGGGAGCAGGACGTACGGGCCTGGCTGACGGTGTGCTATGGGGAGCGGTTTTTTGTGCCACAGCGCTGGCTCGTGGTGACCGACCGCACGGGGGCGCATCACTACCGCGAGGTCGACGGCATTGAGCGGGTCGATGGGACGCATGCCTATGTCTATGAGATCAGGCATCGCACGCCGGGCTATGCGCAGCTGGCGGACGAATATATGCCCCTCTTGCGGATGGCCTATCCCGAGCGCGTCTTTACCCCGGTCGAGATCAATGCCGCCAATCCCTATCACAGCTTGTATCCCGGGCATGCGCCCCCACCAGTCAGGGTGCTCGCCTCCCTGGAGGAGCGCACGATGGATGGTCAGTATCAATTACTGGTGCTGGAGCAGATCCCACAGTATGCCAGCATGGAGGAGCCCGCATGAATCACGTCTCCCTGGTCGGAAGGCTCTCCCGGGCTCCCACAGTCCGCTTCGAAGGCGAGAGCCAGACCACGACGTTTACCCTGGCCGTGCAGGAGCCCAGCCGCACGGGCGCATCCTACACGCTCTATGTCCCCTGTACATCCTGGGGCAAGAGTGCGGAGGTGTGTAGCCTCCTGGGGGCTGAGGACCTCGTCAGCGTGGAGGGCAAATTGACCTGGCGTCCCCACAAAGCCAAGTGTGGGCAGGAACATAGTACGCTGTGTATCAATGTCCGCGAGATAGCGGTGCTCACACCCGTGGCCACGACAGTCGGCACGAGCAATTAGCAAAGGAGAGGACGATGACCGAGATGCCACCCGAACCCGTCACAACGGACGAGTACTGCCAGGCCCGCGAGGTGGTCATGCACCGCGCTGGCCCCGAGTACCGCATCTGCTGCGAGGCGGCCACAGGCCGCTTGAACGGCACGTTGTATTGCGACTACCACCTGGAACTGTGCGGCTGGATCCGCAAGGAGGACACCGATGCCTGAACTGCTCTTTCTGCATAACCTGGACGAGGCCGTGAGTACCCATCCCGCGCAGGCCCTGGATGACGCACCGCCCGTGCCCCCGTACATCGCCGTGATGCCGGTGTGGCCGAGCTGTCTGCACACGCTCGGTGTCAGGGTGCACTATGACGCCGAGCAGGCGTGTCTCTGGGTAGCCTGTATCGTCTGCCCGGCCCGGCTGGGGATTGCTATCCAGGGCCCCACCGCTGGCACCGCGCTCCACCGCTGCCACGCTGCAAGGTGTGTGACGGCCTATCAGGAGGGGGAACTGTTCGTCTATTGCTTTGACTGTAGCCGGGTGTTGTCCACCTGGGACGTGGCGCCGTACACCCAGGAGCCTGTATGACTCTGGCCAGATGGGCGCAATCCCGGCGTGACCGCCCCCCGGAGATTTGGACATTTTTTGGCACCGAGTGGCTTCAACTCTCCCGCACGAAGAGCGACCAGTTCTGGGAGGCCCTGACGGTGGCACGCTGGAGCAGAGCCGTGGCACTCCGCACTGCGGTCCTCTGCCGGACGGCACTGCCACATCGACGAGACGCCTTGGACTACCTGGCGCATGCAAACATGAGCCCCCAGATCTTGATTCAGACACTCGAAGACATGGTCGTGGAGCGGGTCCTGAGCCCCAAGACAGCCCGCACCCTTGAGGAGGCGGTGTTGGCCAGAACCAACGTGCATGGCCAGTGGAAGTAAGCGATTGGTCCCGCGACATAGGAGAGCATACCGATGCCTATCGACCAGTATACACCGTACTATGGTGAGACGTGTATGAAGTGTGGGCATGAGGAACGCCAGTATAACAAAACGTGGTGCCCGACCTGCATCTCGGCGCCCCGCCGTGCCCGTGAGGCCTACCTCCAAGCCGTGGCGCGAGAAGAGCAAGCCTGGGTCCCCGTGAGCCACCGCAGCCCGCCTCCCGCGCCCGCGAAGGAGGTCACGTGCAGCCGCTGCGGCGGGGCGACCTGGACATTGTGGGAGGACGGGCGCCGCGCGTGTGCTCGCTGCGGGACGGAGCCCAGTTGACCTTGAAAAGGGGGCAGAAGGGTGCGGATCTGGCTTGAAGCGGTTGATAGATGTTCTCTATGATATGGGGAGCACTTATTGAGGTTGATAATGATCACCCTCACAACACGGGAGGTGTCCCATGCCCAGCGGGGAGGCTGCCCAAAACCAACGCTATGGCCCCGACGTGCTTGACGAAGGCCTGGAGACGATAGATGCCCATAATGCAAAGGTCAATGCTATGACGTTCACCGACGACGAGCTGAAAGACGCTGTAGACGATTTACACGACCGCCTGGAGGCCGTGGATGACCTTCCGGAGTTCCAGCAGCAGATGACGAAATCCCTCTCCCGGCTCCAGGGGGCGGTGGAGATGGGCGATCTCAACGGCCGTCGGCTGCGGGCAGAGATTGGAGAACTCCAAGACGTGATCGCCACGACCTATGCCCAGGAACAAGGCAATCGCAAGGCCATCGTCGGCTTAGCCAAGGCCTTCGACGGCTTCTGCCGCAACCTCGCGGCGATCGCCGAGCGGGCGACACCCCCGTCCCGCAACGCCGGCGTGGCCGCACTGGCGAAGAGTCTGCTCCCCCCAGGCACGTCGCTGGCCGACCAGGTCAGGGCAGCGCAGCTCCTCAAGTCCTGGTTTGGGAGCAATGGCGGGCAGCAAGTGGCCTATAGTAGTGAGCTATGCAGCCGCCTGCGGCTGAGTAAGTCCATCACCAGTGAGCAGGAAGCCCGGTGGCGCCGGAGTGGCAGGCTGCCCGATTGGATCAATGTGGACGATACCAGTAAGAATGCGCGTGTGGAATGGCAGAGCGACGCTCAGAAGGCGGTCGGCCATCTGCTCGCGCAAGTGTCGCCGTTGTATCTGGCCAGTTTGAACCTACGATAGGGGCTATTCATATCCTCTGTATTGACATGGAAGCACGGTGTCTATGCCCCTCCATAAGCGGGAAGTGGTGAATCATCGGCGGCAGCAGGTCGGCGCGCTCTATGTCAAGGGGCGCTTGCAGACGGCCATTGCGCGGGAGCTGGGCATCAGTCAGCCCCAGGTGTCTCACGACCTCAAAGCCATTCAGCGGGCGTGGCTGGCGTCGAGCATCCGCGATTTCGACCTCATCAAGGCGGAGCAACTCGCCAAAATTGATCAGATTGAGCGCGCGGCCTGGGAGTCCTTTGAACGGTCGCTCCAGGTCCGTGAGATCACCGTGCAGGAAGTGACCGACGGGGAGTCCCGCACCAACAAGGTCAGTATCCGCAAAGAGCAGCAGGTGGGCGATCCCCGCTTTCTCCAGATTGCTCAACGCTGTATTGATCAACGGTGCGACATTCTGGGCCTCAGCACCAGTGCCGAGGCGGCCAAAACCCCGGGCACCGGCCTGGCGGCACTCCTGGCCCAGGCGCACGGGACCGTGCTGCCACCCTTGCCCATGGCCGAGGCGTAGGGCATGGCGCGGACGGTGGCAGCGCCGGCGTCGTATGCGCAACACGTGCCGCTCTACCTGGAGCTCCGGGCACTCTGGCGCCAGGACCCGGTGCTCTACGTGCGCCAGCGCTTTGGGGTCGAGCCGACCGGCCAGCAGGTGCAGATTCTGGAAGCGATCCAGCCCCCAGGCGCCAAGGTCAGCGTGCGGTCCGGCCACGGGATCGGGAAGTCGAGTAGCGCGGCATGGGCCGTGCTGTGGTGTGTGGAAACCCACGACTTTGCCAAAGTGCCGTGTACCGCCCCCTCCTCGCATCAATTGCGCGATATTCTCTTTGGTGAACTCAGTAAGTGGCGTCGTCACGCCGATACCCAGGGTGCGGCACTGGGGATTCCGCCTCGGTTCTGGCTGACGAACCTGTTTCGCCTGGTGACCGATGGCCTCTACGACCCCTCGGCCCGGGAGTGGGGGGCCTTTGCCAGGACGGCCAGGAAAGAGGCCCCGGAAGCGCTCCAGGGCTTTCATGCCCAGCACTTGCTCTTCGTGATTGATGAGGCCTCAGGGGTCCCTGAGGAAATCTTCGAGGCTGCCGAGGGCGCGCTCTCCACGCCAGGGGCCAGAGTCTTGATGCTGGGCAACCCCACCCGCAACACCGGCACGTTTGCGGCGAGCCACACGCACAACCGAGGTGAGTACGTGGCCCTGCACTTCCGCAGCCAGGATTCACCGTTGGTCGCTCCAGAGTATCGCGAGCAGCTCGTCAGGAAGTGGGGCGAGGGCAGTAACGTGGTGAAGGTGCGGGCCGATGGGGACTTCCCAAAGCAGGACGATGATGTGCTGATCAGCCTGGAACTGACGGAGCCCTGCTTAACCAGGGAACGAGTCGACGGGGAAGGCAAACGGGTGCTGGGCGCGGACATTGCGGCGTTCGGATCAGACCGAACGACACTCGTCTTGCGGCAGGGCAACCTCGTGGAGCATATCGCGGTCTATGCGCATCAAGACACCATGACGACGGTTGGCCGTATCGTGAGCAAGGCCGAAGCCTGGAAGGCGGACACCATTGCCGTCGACGTCATCGGTATGGGCCGCGGCGTGGCCGATCGCCTGAAGGAAGTGCGACGTGAGCAGAACCTACCCTGGACCCTGATCGACATTGATGTGTCCAGGGCCGCTCCACCGCACCGGCGTGGCGAGCCGCGTCCCAAGCGACTGCGTGATTATCTCTGGCTGGAAGTGGCGAAGTGGCTCAGGGACGAGAGCCCAGTCTTTGCCTGGCGTACGCCCGAGGAGCGCCAGCATGCCGAAGACCTGGTGGGAGAACTGAGTAGTGTGGTCTACGATATCGATAGCAATGGGCTGATCGTCGTGGAGAGTAAGGACGACATGAGAAAGAGGTTGGGGCACAGCCCCGATCTCGCGGATAGTCTCACGTGCTGCTTCGGTGTCGAGCGTCCGTGGGCGGGGCGGGTTGTTATTTTGTAAGGAGCACGATGCGTCGTGGAGACCGATGAGCCATCCTATGATGAGGTGATGTACACCATCATCCAGCAGCGCACCGCATACCCCTATCCGTTCGGGAGCGACTGCCTTGGCTATCTGTACCAACAGTCGGACGCGGACCTCCGGCGGTGGTCGTGGAGGCGTCTGCGCGATCAAGCCATCGCCGTGGACGAGGTCTTCGCCGCGTGCAAAGGAAGCTACTTGACCTTACTTGAGACGCGTCGGAGGTTAGGGGACCACCACGCCATCACCGAGCAAATCCTTGAGGCGGTGGCAGCGGGATTGTCTCACCGCATAACGTCTTGAGTTGACAGTTTTTGCACCAATACTTCCGGAGCCATCTGTAAGAGCGCCCACCAGTCGTCTGTCGGGAGG